CTTTCTTTAGGTCTTCAGTAGGCTTACCCTTATACTCATAACGCCACAGGTATTTCATACAGTTACCCTTGAGATAACCTAAGAACGCGTCTTCAGACATACTTGCTTCAATGCCTTCAATACATTCTACGCCACCTGTATTGTAATGATTAGGGTTGTTGACTACATCTTCTACCATGTCATCTATCTGCATGTCTGGGTACTCTTTACGAAAGTCTTCCCACTTCTTAACAAGTCTAGGGTGATTCTTCCGTAACGCGTCCCAATCTTGGGGGCTTGCATCAACCATTTTATTTCTCCTCGTCATCGCCAAAGTGTTTGAAAATTTCACGCCAATGTAACACGTTACACACGCATACAATCGCAATCATTGATCCTACAAACAACCACATAAGTTCCATATCATTCTCCTCAAAAGTTTAATACAATATGTTCCACACCACGCGACTTGGCACGGCATAGATACTCTAACCAATTAGAACATTGGTCTTCACCTGTCTCATCTTCTAACTTCCACACACGACTACGCTCTTTGCGTATCGCTACATCTATTGCTTCTAACTCTGCTTTTACTACAGGGTTTGATACTAACTCAGTCACTTAACAAATACCTCATACTGTGTAACGTGTTTTCATTGATTACCATAGCAATGCCACCTGCATCAGCTATTAGTTTTAATTGCATCTTCTGTAATTCAGTAGGCTTGTTCGTACCTGCCTTACATTCAATACCAAAGAACTTACCTTTATAACAGCCTACTATGTCAGGCACACCACTCTTACCATATCCACCTGTAGCGGGGAAAAAGTAATACGCTCCGATCTCTTTTAAGTAGGCGACACACTTCTTCTTAACCTTACCTTCGGGGGTCATAGCCATGTTATCGCTCCTCTTCGAATATGTAATATACACTATCTGCAAACTTATAGCCAACTTCTTCCACATACTCCCTATCGTCTAACATACTCAACACAGATACCTTATGTTGTACATCTTCTGGTACATTGTTACAGTATGTTGCCTTGTTACGTGTGCAGAAATCCTTCTCGTATGAAGTAAGTCCCTTGCCCACATCATCATCTAGCGAACCCGCACCCACACGTACCCTGTGTGTTTCAACTACTTGGTCTCCCACATGATTCATGTGCACCCAACACAACCTAGCATACTGCGTGTTATCTACATCTAGGCTTCTGTCTCTGGCTTTGTGGAACTTACTAAGTAACTCGTTGGACTTATCACTCATACGTATCAGCCCCATATCAGTCTGACGTACTATGTCATCGAGTACAGGGGGTAACGGACTCTCAATATGGAATGGGGAAAACCCAAGGCTATTCGTTGCTTGTTGGAAATCAGTACGCGCCCTGCTCCGCAAGTCAAATACGTAGTGCTTCATCTCTTCGAGTGTCACTCTGCCCACATCAGCTAACGAGTTAGGGCGTATAGCTGTACGTGCATTCTTAATCGCTTTATCTAGCGACTTACTCGTTCGGGTACGATACTCCCAAGGACTGTTGTAGGGACAGAAACGCCTGTTAGCTATATGGTGACTACTCACATGATAGAACCTTTCATGCACTGTACCATCAGGTTCAAGCACTTCTTCCATAAACAACTCACCCATGTCGAACAAGTCATTGGGCGAATACAACCTACATCTAGTCAGTGACGCATTGGTGTAGTAAACCACAACATCTTTCGGTAAGTGTGCTGTCGCCTGTTTAACAAACAAATCCCACTCCACGCGCTGTGGTGCGTTATGATCTATTATCGCTTGTTCCTTATCACGCACCTGTTGGGTCTTCTTCTTCTGCATGTCTTTAACGAGCAATACTTCTCTCTTGTTACCTTGGTTATCTAAATACCTAATCATACTGATCTATCCTTTTCAATGAATTCTCTGTGCTTGGTCTTGAACCCTGCTAACTCGTTCACTTGATTGTTGAACTGTCTGCGGAACTTCTGCGGGTCATCGGTTACTGTTGATCGCTGTGTTTGGTAGTCGTAAAGCGACATGTGTCCCAGTATCCAAGAGACTGTAGGTGTACGCCTTTCGTCAGCTTCATCGAGTAACATCTTACAGAACGCGGACTTCTCAGTAATAGCATTGCCCGCCTGATCTCTGTTTCTCTGACGTACGTCCCAGTCGTGTTGGTACGAGTCAACGAGTAAGTCTTTCATTGTCCACGCCCACTCAACAAGATCTTTACACGCTTGTCCGTACTTCTTCTTGGCTTGCTTGTCGATACGATAACGCGTTACAGGTTCTTTGTGTTGCCCATGCACTAGCTTGTACATCGTATCCCACGTACCGTTATATGAATTCTTGAACTCTTGTAACTCGAACTCAAGATACGCCTTGTCATCATGCTTAGTGAACTGTTGTGACTTAGCCCACCAGTTATTGTCTGACGCTTTATTCCAATGGTCGTAATACTTTTCATGTACCCACTTACCTTTGGGTAAGAAGTGTGTCTCTAGCACATCTAACATGTTGCGCGCTTTGATGAACTGCTTACCATTGTCAATATAGAACAGCATACGTTGTGGTATTGCGCGGTCAATGAATGAATACGTTGACGTATGTGCGTAGTCGCCACTGCTATTGCGTATTCGGATACTCTCGATACCAGTGCGGGGGTCACGTAGCCAAGTAACAGGTGCACGTGCAATCATACCCTTACGATCTTCTTGGTAGATATACTGCGCATCATCACTAGGTAACACGTGAGTCAGTACATACTTGTTGCGATTAACCTTGACGATATGCTCCCACTTACGTGCACGATCACCAAGGGGTCGTATGTCTGTACCTCGGATTGGTTTGATACTGTCGTAATGTTTTACAACATCACTGAAACTATTTAGATTGTAACGATACATAGCCATAACATATTTCCTCGTAATAAATAGGGGGTAAGATGTACCTTACCCTTGTAGTATTCTTGCCCATGCTTGAGCAAGCTGTTCACGTTCTTCTTCGGTACACTTGGAGTGGCGTGTACTCATGTACGATAGCCGATACTCAACCGCTACTTGTACCTCTTTGACTGCCCTGTCCCACGCCATGCGTTTGTGTACGGCTTCCATGCCCATACCAAATGATTCACTCATTACATATCTCCTGAGTTGATGTGGATAGTCTTACCACAGTTAGCTGTAGCACCCTTGTTGTCGAGTATGCACCACAGTGTTGGACATGCCCACGTACCCCAACCACCATACAGATAACCATCAGTCAGTATGATAGCGGCTTGCGGGGTGATGCCGTTGGTTGTCATGTAACTTGTTACACAGTTAACATCAGTACCCCCACCACCTGCGGGCTTGGTAGATGTCACGATAGTGTCAAGCTGATCTATGCTGTAAACTTCTTCGGCACACACCTCGGTATCCCAATAGATAATGCGTACAGACTTGGGGTGTACAGTGTCACAGATAGACTTGATCTCGGATAGGAAAGCGGATAACTCACGCTGACCGATAGAGCCTGACGTATCAATAGCTAACACTAACTCGTCAACCTGCTCGGTGATACCGCTAGGAAAATACGTACCTGTATGTAACAGTCTGCGATTGGGTCGGTTGTATGTAGCATAGTCAGAGCCAGTGCATGTATCAGTAATGAACTCACGTAATACCTCACGCCAATTGATTTGTGGTTCGAGTAGATCTGCTACTGTACGCTCACCCCCAGTACCCATTTTTCCTGCGGTGATAGCACCCTGACGTATAGCATCGTCAATCTCCTTGGCATGACCTTGTTTCTCATCCTCAGTCATACCCTGCGCACCCTCCCAGTCATGCTCATCAAACGGCTGTTGGTCAGACTGTTGAGACGAAGGGGAAGGCTGTCCGCCACCATCTCCTGACTCGTTACCCTGTGAGTCACCAGATTCGGGATCCGAACTGGCGTTGTAAATGTCATTGAACACGCGTTGGCTGTCCCAACCCCGATACTTGGAGTCGATACACATACCGTCAATACCCTCAATGAACCCATCTTCATTGTCATCAACGAGTTGCTGATTGATTACATAGTCACACGCTTTGTTGGCTGACATTGGACACTTTTTGTACAGGTGTTGCCACGTAG